GGTGTGGGTCGCGATGTACGTGAACGGCGTGCTCCAGATTGCGGAGCGTTTCCTCGGCAACAACGACAAGTTCGATGTCACCCCCGAGGTCCAGCGGGTCGAGATCCGCGACAGCACGAGCGTGGACAACGCGCTGCTCGACAGCGGCGAGACCCAGCGCACCCTGAAGCTCAGCATCAACATGCGCGAGTACTCGAAGGAGAACCTCGCGATGCAGCAGATGGGCACGGTCACCACCTATGCCCAGACCAACACGCCGGTCGTGGATGAGCCCGTCGTCGTGGTCGCCCAGGATCGCAGCTTCCAGCTCGGCGGCTACGTGAATCCGGCCCGCAACGTGTCGGCCCCCGTGGTGAAGCACACCTCCGGATCGCCGACCTACGTCAACGGCACGGACTACATCCACAACCTGAAGCAGGGGACCATCTACATCCCGGCTGGCAGCGTGATCGCGGCCGGCGCCACCGTGAAGGTCAGCTACACGCCGGCCACTGAGACCCGCAACCTGGTGAACATCGGCCAGGCGAACGACGTCGACGCTCTGGTGCGGTTCGAGTCGAACGCGCGCCGCGGGCCGAAGATCGACGCGCTGATCTGGCACGTCCAGTTCAGCGGTGCCAGCGCCATGGCCCTGGTGGGTCCCACCGAGTACGCCGCGCTCGCGCTCGAGGGGAACATCCTCTCCGACGAGAGCAACCACCCGACCGCCAAGTACGGCGTTCTCATCACGCCGTAAGGGGCGATCGTGACCGAACGCGAAACCTTCCTGCTTGGCGGACGTGCCTTCGCTCGCGCGGAGGACACGAACGTCAAGCAGGACCTCTACGTCACTGGCCAGATCCTGTCCGCCGGCATCGATGGACTCACGCTTGAGGGCGGAGAGCCGAAGGATCTCTTCGCGCGTCGCCTGCTCGGGGCTCTTGCTGATAGCGGTCGCGCGATGCCGCTGCTGGGCGGGTTGATCGTCCCAGTCGATGCCGAGAAATGGACAGAGAAGGTTGCGGCAGAGACGGCGGAGTTCTTGGGCGAGATCCATGACCCTGCTGAAAAGGCGTTGATATTCATACTGATCGTCGATGAGGTGATGCGTTTTTTTCGGAAAGGGATCGTCTACTCGTACGAGCTCAAGCAGCACTCGGGCAAGGAGACGAGGAGCGATCCCAGATCCCAGACCGACAGTGCCGCTCAGGAGGGCGATACGGAGAATGGGCGGACATCCTCCGGACCCTCGCCGACGGGCGACCAGACGCACTCGATCGGTTAGCTGGCTGCACCGTTGAGGAGGTCCTGAGGGCCTACGTCGCGATCGCGCGGCGGCGGGCCCTCGAGCAGTACCGACACGCGCAGGTCCTGTGGACGCTCACCGCGCCCCATGTGAAACGGGGGGACCGACCGGAACCGCCAGAGGAGCCGGCCGTCCTGGAGGAGACCGACGATGGCTGGTGAGCCCGATGTCCGCGTAAGGCTGAGCGCCGAGGGCGTCTCGGAGGTCATCGCGGCGTTCCGGAAGATCCAGGCTGAGGCGGTCGCGACTTCGAAGAAGCTCGCCACGAAGTCCCCGATCGCGCAGTTCGGCGATCAGCTGCAGAGTTTCGCCGGCGGCCTCGGTGGCGTGAAGACCCTGCTGGGAACGCTCGGGTTCGCAGTCTCGATCGCGCAGGCGACTGCGTTCGCGCGAAGCGCTGCAGAGCTGGCCGATCAGCTCAGCGAGGCCACCGAGAAACTGGGTGGACTGCAGCCCAAGATGGCGGGGCTGTTCCTCACGCTGAAGCAGGGGAACATCGACCTCACGGGCGCCGAGCGCTCGTTCCAGAGCCTCGGGAAGACGATCGACGACTTCGTGAACGGCAAGGTCACGCCCGGCACACGCGCGCTTAGCGAGCTCGGCATCAAGGCGAACGAGTTCCAGGGGAAGGATCTCGCCGAGTCCTTCGTGATTGTCGGGAAGGCGATCGCGCCGCTCGAGGCCGGCTGGAGGAAGGACGCAATCGCCGCGGACATCTTCGGCAGATCTGCGCTGCGGCTGATCCCCGCGCTCAACCAGGTGGGGAAGGAAGGTGTCGATAAGCTGATCGATCGGATGAGCCTGCTGTTCGCGCCCGATGTGACGAAGCGCGCGGGCGACTTCTCGGACCTGCTGACTCAGGTTGGCTTCGAGATGCAGGGACTCGGCGTGAACTTCGTCGCCGGCTTCGCGGAGTCCGTCACTCCGAGCATCAAGACCGTCGAAGACCGTTTCACGGCACTCACGAAGGCAGCTCAGGCCGCCGGCGTTGTCATCGGTCAGGTGTTCAAGCTGTTAGCCGCTCCGATCACCACGGTGGCGGCGATCGTTGCAGGCTTTCTTGCGCAACTCACGGTCGGCGTGCCGGGGATGATCGACGCGTTGACGCTCGCGCTCAAGGGACATTTCACCGAAGCCAGGCGGGTGGCTGGGACGACGATCGTCGAGCTCGGCAAGATCGACGTCCAGGTGGCGAAGGACGTCGCGAAAGCATGGAAGGATGCTTTCACGATCCCCTCTCAGCCGCCCGGATTGATCGGCCCGCCGGCGCCACGCGCTGGTCCTCCCGGCGCCACGCCGGATTTCAAGGAGGAGTTCAACGCCCTCAAGGCTGCCGGAGACGCAAAGCTGGCGCTGCTGAAGCTGCAGGACTCGCTCGAAGAGGAACAGGCGAAGGCGAGCTTCGAAAAGGGCCTGTCATCGCTCCGGGCCTACTACGACGAGCGTCGGAAGATCATCACTGACGAGACCAGCCTGGAGCTGTTGTCGATCGCCAACCTACGAAAGCAGGCCGAGCTCAACCCCGACAAGAAGGCCGGCGCTGTAACGATCAAGGCGCTCGACGATCAGAGGGACCAGGTCAAGGCACGCTCGGTCGTCGCCCTGACTCAGGCGAACGCTAAGGAGCTCGAAGAGCGACAGCAGCTGATCGACCGCGTCCTGCAGATCGAGAAGCAGGGCATCGTCGATGAAGAGACCGTGTTCCAGCAGCGCATCACCGAGATCACTCACCAGGGTGCCGCGCTGGAGACGCTGCTGCTGCAGCTGGGCCATACGGCCGAGAACGCAGCCCAGCAACGCGAGAAGTTCACCACGGAGGAGACCACCACCGCGCTCTTCGATCATGAGGCGAAGCATGCGGAGGCGGTGCTCGGTCAGCTCGCGGCCCAGCGCGATGAGATTACTGCCAATGTGAATGCGGGGCTGGTGAGCCAGCTGCAGGGTGAGAATCAGATCCTCGCCGCTGAACGTGCCCGCATCCCGGAGCTCGAGCAGATCTCCGCGGAGCTCAACCATCTCGCACGTGATTCGGCGAATCCGGAGCTGGCCCGGCGTGCGGCGGACTTCGCGACGCAACTCAAGGACGTGGATCGAGCAATCAAAGCCGCGTCGTTCTCGATGGCGCAGTTCAAGGCCGCCGCCATCGATGCCGGCAGGGCGGGCCTCGTGACCTTCCTCACGACCAGCACGGATCAGTTCCATGACCTGGGAAGCGCCGCGCTCGCCGCCGCTGACCAGGTCTTAGAAGCGCTTCGTCGCATGGCTGCCGAGGCGCTGGCCACTGAGATCTTCAACTTCATCGGCCTGGGCGGGCATGCGGCCGGCGGGGTGGTGAAGAAAGCCGCGGGCGGCCTGGTCCATGGCCCGGGCACCGAGACGAGCGACTCGGTCCCGGCGCTGCTCTCGCGCGGCGAGTTCGTCGTGCGCGCGAGCTCCGTGCGCAAGCCGGGCATTCTGCCGCTGCTGCAGCAGATCAACAGCAACGTGGGGCAGGCGGTGGGCCGCATCGTTAGGAAGGCGTCGGGCGGCCTGATTGGCGGCCACGGGTCCGAGGATGGGGACTCCGAACTGGTGCGCGCGCGCGCGGAGTTCACCACCCGGCGCCTCGCCGCCCGGTCTCCGGTCGTGAAGAAGGCCGCGGGTGGAACCGTCTTCGGCGCTGGTACCGAGACGAGCGATTCCGTGCCGGCGATGCTCTCGCGTGGGGAGTTCGTGGTGCGCGCGAGCGCCGTTCGCCAGCCGGGCGTGCTGCCGCTGCTCAACCAGATCAACTTCGGGCAGCTCAACTTCACGGCCGAGGACATCGCGTCCGCCAATCGCGGGATGCACGCGCGGATCGATCACCGCGACTTCACCGAATCGCTTCGGACGCACTTCGCCGAGGGCGGCCTCGCCTCGCCGCTCGACGGTCGGATGTTCGACAACGGGCCCGGATCATCCTCAGAGCGCTCGCCGTCGATGATGTCGCCGGCGGTGCACGGGAAGCTGCAGATCGGGCTCTCCGAGGGGCTCGTGATCGATCACATGAAGAGCCCCGCCGGCCATCGAGCCTGGCTCGAGGTGTTGACGAAGAACCGCAGGACGGTCCAGGGGATCGTCCAGCCGGGTGGGCGATGATCTTCGCCGCGCTGCTGCTCGCCTACACACTGCGTGGAACGCTGCCCTGCCAGGAGCGTCCGGATACGATCCCATGCCCCGAGCCCCCGCTCTCGGCCGAGTACCCGGCGCTCCACGACATCGATTCTCTGTTTGTCGTGGGCTATGCGCGCGGCTGGGACACGAAGCAGGAGACGCTCGCCCGCGTCGACGTCCGCGGCCACGAGTGTCAGCCGTTCGCGATCCCGCTCGACACCCTGACGCGCCCGTTCGTGCTGAACGTGATCACGTGCGATCGCGCCTTCCCGGTCCGGAACTGCGCCTGTAACTCGAACGCGGTGATGGTGAACTTCGGCGACCTGACCGGCGTGCCGCCGTTCGCCGCCGCCCCGCTCGAGCGCCGCTGGTTCGATATCGCTGGCCGTCGCCTGGCGGCGCCGCCGCGGCGCAGCGGGTGGTACGCGATGCGCTGGTACCGGGCCGGGCAGCTCGTCGCCCATCGAGACACGGTGGTGCTCCGGTGAGTGATCCGATCCCCTTCCCCTACAAGCCGAACGCGACCGGCACGCTGCGGGATTCAGTGCGGTTCGCGACCGACATCCGCACGAGCTACTCCCAGCGCGAGCAGCGGGCCGCGCTGCGCGCGACTCCGGATGGCGCGATCGAGTTCACGGTCCCGATGTTCGACCCGGTGAAGGCGGGGAAGGTGTTCGGTCTGCTGTGGGCGCATCACGCCGACCAGTGGATCGTGCCGCTCTGGAAGTACGCCGCGCGGACCCTCACGGCGCTCTCCGGCGGTGAAACGGAGATCCCCTGCGTGCCGCCCGTGGCCGGCCATGGGCTCGAGATCCTCCCGTGGCAGCAGTCGCCGGGGGTGTCGAACCCCTTCGTGATGCTGTGGGAGAACGAATCCCATTGGCAGGTGCTCCAGTGGTCCGGCATCAGCGGCTCCCGCGGCTGGGGTGCGGACTGGGACCTCTCCTGGGGACGGGCCAATGCGTCGGTGCCGGACTCAGTGGTCGTGCTGGGCGGCGTTCAGGGCTTCGGTAAGGGCTGGAGTCTCGCCTGGGACAAGTCCTGGGGGCACGCGTCGGCGGGCGGGGTTGCGTTCCCGGCCGGCTGCCTGCTGATCCCATGCCGAGCAGCTCGCATCGATCCGTCGCTGGTCGATTCGACCGACACGCTCGAGGTCGCCGCGGGCCGGTACCTCTGGACGATCGACGAGACCGCGGACACGGCCAGCACGTCGCCGGCGGCGACCGGGCCCATGTATCTCGGCCGCGAGGTGTTCACCCGCATGCCAAATCGCGTGCTCCAGGCGCAGGAGAAGCAGGACGTCGCCGTTCTGACCCTCGACTCGACTACGGGACCGCGCCAGTCGGAGGCCCAGTCGCGCACCCCGGCGCGCGCGCGCGAGCTCGACATGCCGGCCTTCGACCTGTTCGCCGCCTACGAGCTGCGCCAGTTCCTGTACCGGGTCGCCGGCCGGCAGCGCGGATTCTGGTTGCCCTCCTGGCTTCGCAACTTCGTCATCACCGCCGGCGCCTCGATCGGTGTGAGCACGGTCCAGGTCGCCGAGTGCGGCTATGCGACCACGCTGTTCCCCTCGGGGCTCGCGCGCCGCTACGTGGGCTTTCTCGGCGCCGCCGGCGCCATCCAGGTGCGGAAGATCACCGATGCCACCACGGATGGCGTCACCGAGACGCTGACGCTCGACGTGCCGCTGTCGGTCGCCGTGACGACCCAGACTCTGGCGATGTTCATGCGCTACATGCGCCTGGACGACGACGAGGTGTCCTTCGAGTGGGACGGCGGCATCTGCTTCGTGAAGCTGCCGGTGCGTGACCTGAGCGAGGAGATCGCGATCGTCGAAGATCTGGCCTCCTCGCTGACCTCGACCCTCGAGAGTGTGGCATGAGCCTCGACGCCCTCGAATCCAGCGTCGACAGCGCCAGCCCGCGCGAGCTCTTCCTGTTCATGCAGGGGGCGTCCTCATGGGCGTTGTCCGGAGCCGACGAAGACGTCGCGTATGCGGGCCGCCTCTTCACGCGCGAGACGATTGTGCGCGGGGCGATCGACCACTCGAAGGAGGAGAGCGGCGGCAACATCGAGATCCGGATCGCGGCCTCCAACCCGGTCGCCGCCCAGTTCGTCGGCGTGCCGGTGGCGCTGCCCGTCTACCTGACCGTGTACCGCGTGCACCGCACCGGTAGCGCCGCGGTCATGTTCGTCGGCCGGGTGATCCAGGCGTCGCTCGATGGTCCCGAAGCGACGCTCGAGTGCGCGCCACTTTCGGGGGCGCTGTCGCGACAGATCCCGTCGCTCACCTACCAGCGCGAATGCAACTGGTCGCTCTACGGCGCCGGGTGCCAGGTGAACCGCGAGGCCTTCAAGGTGACGGCAGTCGTCGACGCCGTGGGCGGCCTGATGCTTTCGGCCGCCGCCTTCGCGGGAAAGCCGGACGATTGGTTCCGGTATGGCTATGTCGAGCTGGCAGGCGGGATCTATGCGGGCGACCGCCGCGCCGTGATGGCGCACACGGGCTCCACCCTGACGCTCAACGCGCCGTTTCGGAACGTCTCGGTCGGCGATCTCGTCTACGCGTTCGCCGGCTGCGACAAGCTCGAGACCACCTGCGCGAGCAAGTTCTCGAATCTGGTCCATCACCTGGGTTTCTCGCGGATCCCGGACCGCAATCCTCACGACGGGAGGATGGGCTGATGTTCTGGCTCGCTCTCGGCGTCTTCCTGTTCTCGACCGCGCTCAGCTACCTGACGCGGCCGAAGAACCGTTCGAGGGTGTTCGCGATCCCGCCCAAGCCCGGCGAGTTCCAGCGGCCGACGGCCGAGGAAGGGCGGACGATCCCCTATCTGGCTGGCACGGTGATCATCGCGGACCCGAACGTCCTCTGGGATGGCGATTACTCGACCACCGCCTTCAACGATGCGGACGGCAACTTCCGTGGCTACAAGTACTTCCTCGGCGCCCAGTACGGGATCTGCCTCGGCCCGATCGACGCCGTCCTCGACGTCCGGTTCGACGACAAGATCCTCACGAGTGGTATCAGCGGTATCGGCCCCGGGCTGGCGCTGAAGGTGAATGCGGCCACGGTAGCGCTGACCTCCGGGAGCTACGCGACTGCGGGCGCGCTGGCCAAGCGCGTGACCCAGGACATCGCGCCCACGGATCCGACCACGAAGGTGTTCTACGGATTCGAGATCGTGGCGGGGCAGAACGACACGCTGCACTTCGCGGCGTCGGCCGACACAGTCGTTGGTCCGCAGTCGTACGCCGGCACCATCACGCTGCCAGCTGGTCCTCGCGCGACCGGGACGGCGATGGCGACGCTCATCGGCAACACGATCTGGCCCGGGAGCGCGGACACGCTGGTGTGCCACTACGACGAAGGCACGAACAAGTTCACCTTCAAGTCGCCGACGGGGCCGGGGATCACGAGCGGGAGCGGGCACCTCACCATTTACGGAGATTCGAAGGTCCTTGGCGCGCTGGGATTCCCGGTCGGAGCAGACATCGTGCTCGCCGGGAGTGCGACGCTCGATGCTTCGTGGACCACGTTCGCGCGTCGGTTCTTCTTCTCGATCGGTGCCGGGACCACGATCTACTGGACCGACTCCGCTACCAACTCCCACGGGCTGTTCGGAGTCGATCTGGCTGCGCCCGACTCCACGGTCTCCCGCGCCGGCGACTTCGACCGGTTCATCACCGACGCCCTGCTGTCGATCCTTCCCGGCGCCGACAGCACGCGCATCTCGGTGAACGCCCCCACGCTATTCGGCGGCGAGCTCGATGAAGGCGGCGTGGTGGGTGACATCGACATTTTCCATGGAACGGAGTCCCAGCTCGAGAGCGACTACCTGGCGACCACGTGGGGCGCCACACCGCCGGCGTTCCGCGGGCTCTGCTATGCCGTGGTCCGAAAGCTCTACCAGGGCAACTCGCCCTATATGAAGCGCATCGCGTTCGCGGTCGAGCGCTGCCCGAACACCTTGGGCATGACGGGGAGCAAGCATCGGATCCCGGTGCCGGGCGCCAATGGCGACGACTCCAATCCGGCCTGCCTCCTCCACGAGCTGCTGACCGATGCCTTGTTCGGGATGGGGATCCCCGACGACGCCATCGACCTCGACTCCTTCCGCGCGGCGGGCGAGACGCTCCACGCCGAGGGGTTGGGCATGAGCCTGTCCGTGCCCGACACCGCAACGGCGCTCGATCTGATCCAGGAGATCATGCGCCACGTCGACGGGGTGCTCTTCACCGATCCCGAGACCGGCCGGCAGATGCTGAACCTGATTCGCGACGACGTCGCCCCGGCCGACATGCCGGTTATCGATCAGACGAGTGCGAAATGGGTGCGCCTGGTGCGTATGGCCCAGGAGCAGGTCACGAACGTGGTCAAGGTGTCCTACACCGATCGCGCTCGAGCGTTCACGCAGCGCATCTCCCAGATCCAGAACCTCGCCCAAGTGCAGCTGCTGGGCCGCGGCGAGACGGACACCGTCGACTTTTCGGCGCTCACGAGCGATGCGAATGCCCGCATCCAGGGCGAGCGCTACCTGCGCAGCGTGTCGTACCCGCTCGCGCGGCTCGAGATCACCGCCGATCGCTCGTCATGGCGGCTGCGGCCCGGACAGGCGTTCGTCCTCAACTGGGCGCCGCTCGGGATCGCGGGAATGGCGTGCAGGGTGACACGGATTCGCACGGGGGAAATCCGCGACGGCGCCGTCGGGATCGAGGCGGTCGAGGACGTCTACAACCTGGCGAACGCGACGTTCGCGGCTTTCGAATGAAAGGGGGGGCATGATGCCTCCGACAACTGGCGCGCACCACGGGACAAAGTACAAGTGGAGTTCCGGACAGGATGGCTGGGGCGATGATCTGTCCGATTCCCTGCTGAGGTTGGACACGCTGCTCACCCGCTCGGTGAAGACGCGTGGGAGCAACACACCGCCCGGCTCGCCGTCGCCTGGCGATCGCCACATCGTCGGCACCGCAGGGGCATCAGGCTGGTCGGGGATGTCGAACGCCCTCGTCGTGTTCGACGGGGCCACGTCGACCTGGAAGGCCTTCACGCCCGAGGAGGGCTGGGACTGCTTCGTCGCGGCCGAGAGCGTGTGGGTCGAGTACGGCAACGGCGCCTGGTGGGAGCTGACCGAGATCAACGCGGCCAAGTTCTCATCGGTCGCGGCCGCGTTCGCCGCGGTGCCGGTCGGCGGCGCGATCTTCTTCCCGCCGGGCATCTGGAGCGTGCCGTCCGCGATCACGCTGCAGACGAACAGCGTGAAGGTGCGTGGCATCCGCGATCGCTCGATCCTGCAGGCCACGACGAATCCGACGTTCCACATGCTCACGGTGAACGCGATCGGGTTCGAGATGCACAACATCCAGATGGAGGGCGGCTATAGCGCACCAACGTCGGCTGCGTGGGATGTTCTGCGGCTGCTTTCGGTGGGCGGTCACGGCTGCTCGGACGCCATCATCCGGCGCTGCAATCTCCGCAATGCGGCGCGGCACAATCTCTACATCAGCGACATCTACGAGACCTATTTCTACAACTGCGTGTTCGAGCAGGGCCACAACAACGCGGCGACCGGCGAGAACCATTACGGGACGTTCATCGAGTTCGCGGGCGGGATCGTCAACAACACGCATGTCGAGTTCCACTCGTGCGGGTTCCACAACAACGACGGCGGTGGCTGCTACCTGAAGCAGGGCACGTCCATCGATTTCGATCATTGCCGCTTCGAGACGAACCGCGGCGGCACCACGAGCGGCGAGGCGAATGGGCTCCGCGTCGGATCGACCACGGCCGTGCGCGTCGACAAATGCCACTTCGAGGTGAGTCCGGCCCTGCCGCCGGCGTCGCGGCCGGAATCCTATCTTCGCGCCGACGTCGGCGTGGGGATGTCGGTGACGCGGAACACGTTCTATGGCTCGGCAACCGCCGGCATCCAGCCGACGTATGCGGCGCTGCTCGGCAACTGCCCCGGCTCGTATGTGGCGCACAACCGGTGCACGTCGATGAACACGGCCGGGATCCAGGCCGACATCTCGGGCGGGACGTTCATCGCGGGGATCGCGGACTCGACGAGCCTCGACGTGCTCGCGTCGAAGGACTGCACCTATAT